ATGTTCATAATTCCTCCAGAATTATAGTAGGGATGATTAGGTGTTTTGGTGTGGCTCAGAGAGCCACACCAGTCAACACTTTGTGGGCAACTTCGGGCTTAGCACCCTTAAGGATGGTGGCTTCCACAACTTCTTTGAAGTTATAGATACCGTCATGGCGGAGCATTTTTGCTCCGTGAACTGTGGCTCGTGGTGAAACCACGACACGAAGACCGAAGTCGGTAGCGTTCTGTCGGCATTGACGAACAACCTTAAGCCACTTCGTGGCAAGTGTTGGGTCAAGTCCTACGGACTGCAACATCGCTTCTTCAACTTCGTTGTCGTAGCCAATTTCAAGGCTAGCGAAACGGTCAAGGAACGCTGCATCCAAAGGATTACGACCCACATACTCTGCCGTGGCTCCATGACCGAAGGTGTTGGCTGTGGCGATGAGAACGAAGTTCTCGTGACGCTTCACCATTCCATCAGGGAATGCCATAAAGTTGTTGGACAATGCACTGTTAAGAACAGTGAGGATGTTGGCGTTGCCGTTGTCTACTTCGTCTAGAAGATAGACATAACCATGCTCAAAGGCTTCTCTGAAGCCAGTACCGACATAATCGCCAGTTGCCGACATATAACCCAACAGAGAGGACTCTGTTGACTGGCTAGAGCATGACTTAGAACGGAACTCCAAGCCAAGGGCTTGACTAGCGTTCTGAGCAATGGTTGACTTACCAGTTCCTGCAGGTCCTACAAGGTAGGACGGTACGCCACTGGCAATGTTAGCCAAAACCTTGGAGAACATGTGGTGTTGGATTCCATCCAACTTTCGTGTCTCATGGTCACCGATTTTAATTTCGGTAACCTTCGGTTGAATCTTGGCGATTGCTTCCTTGAGGGAAGCCATTTCGTCCATCATTGGAGCGATAATGTCGGTATCACCGACAGTATCCACAACGATTTGACGAATCATCTCGTCAAGTGAACCACTTTGTGGTTTGGACTTGGTTGATGGCGTAGCCATTTTGGGTGTCTCCTCCTTCGGAGTTGGTGTTGGTGTTGGTGGAACCTTAGTTCCATTGTCGGCAAGGACAAGTTGCCAAGCATTGGCAAGTTCATCGTCACTCCATCCTAATGGAGTCTTGCCTGTGAACTTGAAGCCACAGTGCTTAAGAGTGGCAATTTTGCCATTCTTCGGCAACCAACCGAAACGGTCAGTTTTAGTCCGACCTTCATGGTCGGTATAGGTAACTCGTTGAGTTGAAAACTCAACTGAGTTGATGGTGGGCATTGGATGAGCCATAATTTACCTCCAGTAAATTTGATAGTGGCGTTGGGATGGAAAAAGCGACTTCGTTAGAAGTCGTAAGAAAAGGCTTCAAGCATTGAGTCAACTACTTCGTAGTTTTCGTCAACGACAACAACCCAGCAACCTTCGGTTGTGTGAACTTCAACGGTGTTTACCAAGAATTGGTAATCGGGGTGGAAGTCAAAGCCAAAGTCAAGCGATGCTTGAGGAACAACGACTTCAGTGAAGTCAATGCCTTTTTCAAAGGCAAACTTGTAACCCTGAAACTTCAGGAGAAATGCGTTTTCGGTTGTAAGTGACATAATTACCTCCAGTAATTATAATGTGGGTGAACACTCTCGGAGAGAGTGTGGAACATGAGACAGAATCGCACTGTCCGTACTTCCCAAAGGAAGTACGACACTAGTTCATGACGAGGTTAAGGACGGTTCCATTATATACAATAAAGATATTGTATATAATACCTATCTGCGACCACCGCAAGGTGCAGGTCAAACCATTGTCCTAGCCAACCAATCATGGCATGGACAAAGATTTACCCCAGTAAATCGTATATCGGACGAACCGCAGAACGCATTCTCGGAGAGAACACGCCATTGCTATTGCCGTGGCTAGACACTCGGAACATCCCGTTACCGCTATCTAGTCCGCCGTCACCGTGTCACCACTTGACGACTAAGCCACCACCGAAATGGCGACTTGTTGACCATCACAATAAAACCTCAAATTCCACTTGTCAACCATTAATTTTCTTCACCCCTCTCAAACCCTTGCAAAATAAGGAAAAAAAATTTGTGAACAGTCACCGACTAGAGCCTCGCACGCTCCCGTCAACGGTGGAACACCGTCACGCCTAGCCGCCGAAATGACACGCATAATGCGCCCACGATTTCACACGACACACATAAAACACACATACCTAGCACACACGCACACACTCGGTACATGCATGCGCTCCTGCCCGTGTTGGCTCATTGTAGCGGGTACTATAATCGGGGGGCATAATGGTAGATTATACCTATATTCATTGACTCATCGCATTATAACCTCGCATGCGGAGGGGGGCATGGGGGGGTACGCCCCTGCACATGCTAAGGAATCATACTATCTAGAGCCGATGCGTTATTTTTGGGTAATTTGGATACCATGCAATAAAAAAAGACCCCGTAGGGGGGGTCTTTTTTTGGGTCCCTATTTGGGCTATATACTATAAAGGTTTGATACCCTTGTGGGCTACCATTTTACTTTGTTTGCCCAGTATGCTGCAGATAGTTTACCTTTGGCTATGTTAGAAGCATGTCGGGCTTGAAAGGACTTGCGGCGTGCAGCATATGCTGCTGACTCGCCTTGTTTCTGGGGTGAGCCTGTGACTCCTTGTTGTCCGAACCTGATGAGTTTGGTTGTGGACCCTTCTTTGGCGAGTACAGCGTGGGACTTGGTTGGGTGTGATGGAGTGCGCTTGGGTTTGTTGTACCCTGCAAAAGTTTCTGCGCCACGCTTAATTGATGCCATTGTTGTCCCTGCCTATCAGTTCAATGTCTATAATCCACGATAGTGGAATATGGTTAATGTCCCCTACGGTTTTAATTATACCATCTTCTGGTTTGAATACTGTCCCCGCAGTGGTTAAATAGTGTGGTTGACAGTTTTTCCAGTATCTGCCGATTGTCACAGCAACGGCATCTTCTGGTTCGTATTCTTCTACCTCATGCCACCCCGAATGGGGGGCATGGGCATCACGCCAAGTAACCCGAACCTCATGCCATTCTTCTAGGTTATTTACAAACTGCATTATGTTGTCCATATTAAACCTTTAGTCTAGAGGGAAAGACTTAAACTCCTTGGCAGACTTTAGAACACTATAAATAAAGGCGGAGACAACTGCCGTGCCGAAAAAGGACCCGACTACTATCCCTAAAGCAATTCTATATAATGCTCTCATTTTGTCCATGCCAACCTGTCAATAATGCTGCCCCACTATTTGGGCAGCACATTAGCCTATTCTAGTACCAGTCCGATGGTTACTGTCACTAGCGTTATCGTAACCATCGGGGGGTTTCCTTAACCCCCCCTATAATCCCCCCCACTGTTCTAAACCACCCGTCTACTGGTAAACACCTAGAACAACACACCTATTTGCATGGACAACATCCTAGACGAACGACAAGAAAAATACCTGAACTGGCTATTGATACCAGCCCCACACAGGCAGCCTGCAACGCAGGAAGCCTATGCGAAGGCGGAAAATATTGATACTACCACTTTGCGCCGTTGGCAGAAAAAGCCCCACTTTAAGACTGAGTGGCAGAAGCGTGTAGAGGACCTTCAGGGTTCTCCTGAGCGCACTCAGAAGTTGCTGGACGAGATTTATCAGCGAGCTTTGGGCGGAGACAACAAAGCAGCCCAACTGTACCTTCAGGCTACCAACAGGTTGGCTCCTCAGCAGGTAAACATTACTCACACCCAGTCGCTGGCAGAAATCTCTGACAGTGACCTAGAAGACCTTATTGCTAGTGTCGCTGGTGCAGAGAAGTCTGCACGGCTGGAATCTCGTGAGTCAGAGTCCTGAACTAGAGGAATGTAAGATATGCGGATGTGAGTATCCGCCTATTTTTGAATTTGGCTGTCCAGAGTGTTTTTATACGGAACCCGAACCAAAGGTTCGCCGTATGCGAAATTATGATTAGAACAAACTAGGTATTTATATGGTTCCTGCAAAGCAAGATATTAAAATTATGCGTGGCGACACCGAAGTGTTCAATATTTCTATGACTGACTCCGCTAACGCACCACTTAACTTGACTGGTGATGTTTTTACTTCCCAGATTCGTTACAACCGTGACGACTCCAGCATTGCAGCATCATTTACCTGTGTTGTGGCTGATGCTGCTTCTGGATTGGTAACACTGACTCTTTCCCCTGTTTCTAGCGCACTGCTTAATGCAGGCGTAGCCTATTGGGATTTACAGAGGAATGATTCTGGTGTTATTACAACTCTTGTTGCTGGGAAGTGCACAATTCTTGCTGATGTGACTCGCTGATGGCTATTCATGATATTTCCATTCAATTGGGTTCCACGGTAAATGGTGTAGTAGCCAGTGGAACTGTCAATGTTGTTTTTGCTGCTAATGTGGGACCAAGAGGACCGCAGGGCTTAACTGGACCTCAGGGTTCCCAAGGTCCCATTGGATTAACAGGTCCTGTTGGTCCCACTGGCAGCACTGGAAATACTGGACCTACTGGAGCAACGGGTCCTCAGGGTATCCAAGGTTTAACTGGAGCCACTGGAGCAACAGGGGGAATTGGTCCTCAAGGTCCAGTTGGTGCAACTGGACCCACTGGACCACAGGGACCTATTGGAGAAACTGGTCCACAAGGTCCAACTGGTCCTCAGGGACCTACTGGTGCTACTGGTCCGACTGGTTCTACTGGTGCAACAGGAAACAACGGTGCAGATGGTGACCGTTACCACACAACATCAACAACCACCTTAACCATTGCAGACACTGGAACAATAACATTGTATACGGCTGATTTGCATTTAGATTATTCACAAGCCCAAACGATTCTTGTTGCCAATAGTTTAACTAATCACATGCATGGTGAAGTTGTTT